CGCATCGCTCACCGAGAACAACATCCAGGACATGCTCCAGAGCATCTACTCCCAGACCGGCAAGGTTTCGACCTACAGCCTCGTTTGCGGACCGACGCTCAAGCGCCAGTTCACATCCTTCACGAGAACGCAGTTTGCTTCGACGAATGTCGCCAGCGCGATCCGCGTGTTGAACCAGAAGGACGAGAACAAAATCGTCTCGACGGTGGATATCTTCGAGGGCGACTTCGGCACTCTCGAGCTCATCCCATCGCTCTTCCTGGCCGCTGACGCAGCCGTCAACGCAGCCGCCGTTCAAAACGGCCGTGGCTATGTCCTCGACATGGACATGGTCGAGCTCCGCTACAATCGCAAGCCCCGTTTCCAAGAGCTGGAAGACCGTGGCGGTGGACCACGCGGCATTGTGGACGCGATCTGCGCTTTGTGCGTCAAGAGCCCTCTGGCTCTCGGCAAGTTCGCACCGACTGCCTAATACAGCCTCCCCCGCATAGGCCCTACGGAGGGGCGCTCACCACCCTCCAGATAAACCCTGAGCGCCCCTCCCAATGCGGGACAACTTTCTAAATGTCCGACCTCGCAGTAGAACTCGAAGCCGATCTTGGTGACCTCGCCCCGATGGTCACTGAGGAACTCCGCACCGGCTGGCACGCCTCCATGGTCGACGCCGAGATGCGCCAGCAGCGGATCAAAGCCGCCAGCGACCGCATCGCCGCAGCCCGCAGCACGGTGGACGGTATCGGCCAGCACACCATGAGCGTCGATTTCGATTCCTACATCTACTGGAACAACCTCCTGCCCGGTTGCTGGAAGGACAAAGGATTCCGCGAGGAATTCAAAAAGGCCAACCCCCACACCGTCGTTACCACCACCGCCAAGCCGACCATCGTCGTCCAATGAAATCCTCGGACATCTCAGAAATCATCGGCTTGGTCGAAGAAGCGGAGACCGACGCAGCGAACTACTGGTCGCGCAAGAATCTCAATTATAACCAGCGCTTCTGCCTCTGGCCAGGACAAGACGACACCGGCCGCAAATACTCGTCGAACCTCGGCAAAAACGCATTCCCTTGGGATGGTGCCTCCGACTCCCGAATCCGCCTTTCCGACATGCTCATCAACGAGCGCGTGCGGCTTATGAAGAATTCCTTCACCCGCGCCCGTCTCGCCGTCATGCCTACCGAGACGACCGACATCATGGCCGGCCGCAAAGTCGAGACCGTCATCCAGTGGATCCTCAATTCGCACTGCGCCGCCATGACCAAGCGCGAAATCGAACTTGCCGCAAACATCCGAGAAACTTACGGCCTCGCCGTGATGGGCGTCTTCTGGCGCCGGACCACTCGCAACGAAAAACTCACCTTTACGCTTGAGTCTCTCCAGATGCAATACATGGAGACCGGCGACCCCCAGCTCGCCCTCATCATCGAGGCCATCCTCGACCCCACGCAGGAAGAAGCAGTCGCCCGCGAGATGGATCTCCTGCTTCCAGGCCAAGGCACCGCAGCCAATGTCCGCAAGCTCCGCGAGACCGGAGCGTTTGAATACGACTCGCCCTACATCTTCGAGAACCTCCCCGATTGGCAAGCCTACGAGCCGTGGGAGGACATTATCTTCCCGCCCTCGACCTACGACCTCCAGCGGGCTCCTTTTATCGCCTGCCGCGAACTCCTCCGCGAGGACGAGCTCCGCGAGCGAGAGATCACCGAGGACTACGACCCCCGCTGGATCGAAGAGGCTGTGAAGCACAAAGGCATCTCTCGCCGCACCGGGCGCAACATGTATCGCATCACCGATACATTCCTGCTTTCCGACGACCGCGACATGATCGAGGTCTGGCGCGTCTATCAGAAAAAGTGGAACGAAAAGATCGGCGCCATGGAGGTCATCTGCACCCACATCCAGCCCAGCGTCGTAGACCGTGTCGCCAAGTCCGAGGCCATGGGCTACGAGCACGGGCAGTATCCCTTCATCGAGCTACCCCTCGAACGCACCAGCCGCCCGCTCATCGAGGCCCGAGGCGTGCCAGAGCTCGTCGCCACCCAGCAGAGCGAGATCAAGGTGCAGCGCGACTACCGCAGTGATCGCGCCAGTTTGACCATTCTCCCTCCCCTAAAAGTCCCCGCCAACCGAGGCAAATTGGAAATCGTCCTCGGACCCGCCAAGCAGCTCCCAGAGCGTCGCCCCGGCGAATTCCAATGGATGGCCCCTCCGGTGAACGACATGGGCACCATCGAAATCGAAGCCGCCACCCGTCGCGATGTGGATGAATATTTCGGCATCCCCCGCGCCGACATGGCCCCGCAGCGTGCTCTCCTCGCCCAGCAGGATCTGGTCGATACCTGGCTCGCCGACATGGCCCTCATCCTCGGCCAGACCTTCCAGCTCTGCCAACAATACCTCGACGACATCCAATTCGTGCGAGTCGCCGGCGGCCTACCCACCCCCTTCCGCGCCAGCCGCCAGGATATCCAAGGCAAATACGACCTCCGCCTCGACTTCGACGCCCGCACGCTCGACTCCGAGGCCCTCAAAATCAAGCTGCAAGGGCTCACCCAGCTCATCCCCCTGGATACGCAAGGAGTCATAGACCGCGCCGGTCTCGTCAAATTCCTCTTCGGTTCCATCGACCCCAATCTCTCCGAGCTCCTCATCCGCGACGCCGAGGCCGCCTCTCAGCAAGAGATCGACGACGAGCAGGTCCAGTTCACGAAAATCGCCGCCGGCACCGAGCCGCCGCTCAAAGGCGAAGGCCAGAATTTCCAGCTCCGCCTGCAAACCCTGCAAAACATCGTGCAGAGCAACCCGGCCATCCAGCAACGCCTCCAGCAGGATCAAATTTTCGCCGCCATGCTCAACGCCCGCATGGAGTCATTTAGCTTCCAAGTCCAACAACAGCAAAACGCGCAAATCGGCCGCGTCGGCGCCCAGCCCGGCCTCCAAAAAGTCGCCGAGGAAATGCAAGGAGGCCCGCAATGAAGGCCACGCCCTACCGCACCGTCCGCGATGGCGTGATCTCCCGCATGGGCATCGACCCCGACCAGCCGCTCATGGCCTCGCAGGCTTCCGCGCTCGCCGAGTATCTCACCACCGCTGCCGCGACGGCTTGGACCTTCTTTGATTGGCCGGAGACAAACTACACCGAGAAGCGTGTTGTGCTGGGCACTGGTTTTGCCGAGGGCGGCTACACCTACGAGCACGATTACCAGGGCACCACCTCCTACATTGGCCGCGCTGTGCAGGGATCGGAATTTTCCGACCTTGTGTGGCGCATTAAGCGGGTGAGCACCACGACAAGCGGCGAGGTTTCCAATATCGACACCGCGCTTAATGTGGCGTGGAACGACCGCGCCACGGCCGCCTATGTCGAGGATTCCGGCAACGAGGCTGCCGAGGATGCGTTGCCCTACATTCCGCTCATCCAGACAGGCCAGACGCCTATCGGTAATATTGTCGCGGTTTACGCTGACAAACCAAGCGAGTATGCCGTCACACAGAAGTTGGAGTTTGTCATCACCGGCGACAGGCTCGTCATCATTGACGAGAACTATGTCTCGGGTCCGGTGTATGTGGAGTTCTCGCTGCCTCAGCCCCGCTTCACGGCGACTTCTTTCAACTCCTCCAACACCTATTCCGCTGGCGACCTCGTTTTCTACAACACCACCGGCGATTGCTACGAGGCTATCTCTGACACGACCGGCAATCTCCCGACGAATGAGGAGTTCTGGCTGCGCCACCGCATCCCCGCCTTCCTCGCCGACTACCTCAAGTTCTACGCACTCGCCGAGACGCTTTCGGAGGACGGCCAGATGGACAAGGCCAACTACCAGTTCTCCCGCGCCGAAGGCATCCTGCAACAGCGCATGGACGATGCGTGGTTGAGAAAAGGCGAGCTGCGCCGCTACTCCGCCAGCTTCCAATAACCCCCCCCTTGACACCCTCTCCCATAATAAAAATAACGACATGAGTAACCCCACAATTCAGATCGCCGCCCGTTCCTCCTCAGGCATCGTGCAACCAGTCCAAGCCACTCCTGATGGGGCTCTGCGAGTCACCACAGGTTTTCCTCTTCCTCTTTACGATGCCTTCAGCATCGTGCGTGTTGGCTCCACAAATAACACCGACTACACGCAGTATTCTTTCGGCGGCACAGCGGTGGCTCGCGTGAAAGTTACTTACTTTGGCGGCACGCCGACTACGGATAACGCCTCGATCTCCGGCTCGTTTATTCAGTTTCCGCCTTTCGCATAACATGGGACAGATTGCCTTTGATCCACTGACCGGCAGCATGATTTCGACCACTGCGCAAAACGCGCAGCTCGACTCATCAGGCCAACTCTCTGGCGATCTCATCCCGAGCGACTTCGACGATGTGCAGCGCTTTGACAATCTCGCTGCCTTCCCAGCCGAGGGCGTCGTCGCCCGCATCTATTTTGCTGCCGACAGCAACCTCCCATACCGATGGGACCCACCCACACTTTCCTACCAGCCCATTGTCGCCGATTCGGACGGCGGTGAGTTTTAGGACTACCCCGCAGTAACAACCCCCAAAACATTAAAAATATGCCCTCCAATATTCGCATCAAACGCAGACTTACCGGCGCAGCCGGAGCCCCATCCAGCCTCCTTGCAGGCGAGCCAGCCTATAACAAAGTGGACGAGGTTCTCTACCTCGGAAATGGCACCACGATAGACAAAGTAGCAGGCCGTGGCGCAGTCGTCATGCTCGACGGCGCACAGACCGTCGCAGGCGTCAAAACCTTCTCCGACACCATCACCGGTTCCGTCTCTGGCAACGCTGGCACAGCCACCGTGCTCCAGACTGCCCGCGACATCTCGCTCACTGGCGATGTCACAGGCACAGCCTCTGCCTTCAACGGCTCGGCCAACGCCTCCATCTCCGCCACTCTGGCCAACAGCGGCGTCTCAGTAGGCACGCACACCAAAGTCACCGTGGACGCCAAAGGCCGCGTCACCGTCGGCGCGAACCTCGCCGCCAGCGACATCCCCACGCTCACCGCGTCCAAAGTCTCCGACTTTGATACACAGGTCCGCTCCAGCCGCCTTGACCAAATGGCCGCGCCAACCGCGTCCGTTTCGCTCAACAGCCAGAAGATCACCGGCCTTGCCGAGCCTTCGGCCTCCAGCGACGCATCCACCAAAGGCTATGTCGACACCGCAGTCAGCAACCTCGTTGATGGCGCTCCCGACCTCCTCAACACGCTAAACGAAATCGCCGCCGCTATCGCCGATGACGCGAACTACGCGACGACCGTAACCACCGCCCTGGGCACCAAGCTCGTCAAGTCCAGCAACCTCAGCGACCTCACCGACGCCTCGGCCGCCCGCACAAACCTCGGACTCGCCATTGGCACCAATGTCCAGGCTTACGACGGCACCCTCGCCGCCATCGCAGGAGTCACCGTAGCTGCCGACAAGGTTATCTACGCCACCGGCGCGGATCAGTTCAGCACTGCTGACCTCTCGAGCTACGGCCGCAGCCTCATCGACGACGCCTCCGCCTCCGATGCCCGCACCACGCTCGGCCTCGGCAGTATCGCCGTCCAAGCCGCGAACAATGTCGCCATCACAGGCGGCAGCATCAGCGGTGTCACCATCGACAACATCACCGTCGATGGAGGAACTTTCTAAAGTTCCCCTCCCTCCCCACAGCGGTGGCGCGGTTCATCCCGCGCCATCGCTCCACGGGGCCCCTTTATTAAAACTTAATCCTTAAAACTTAAAATTTCCTAAATGGCCACGGTCATACAGCTCCTTCGCACCACGGTTCCAGGCCGAGTGCCCACCGCCGCGCAAGTGGCCCAGGGCTCCCTCGCCCTCAACCTCGCCGACCGCCGCCTCTACAGCAAAGACCACACCAACGAAGTTTTCAGATTAGCCCGCCCCCGCGACCCATCGGACTACCAACTCCTCCACGCCGTAGACGGAGCGAACCTCTACATCGGCCGCCTAGCCTGGGACGACTACCCCGCAACAGGCGAACCAGACGACTCCACCGCCTGGACAATTTACCGCATCACCACCAACTCCGCAGGCGATGTCGTCTCGGAGCAATCGGCCACCGGCGCGTGGTCGAACAAAGAATCTCTAACCTACTCATAATATGACAGCTACCAACCCAATTCAAATCGACGGCAAATCGTTTGACCGTTACAGCCTCAACCTCGCCATCAATGGTAAGTATCTACCAGATGGCACGCCAGATGCGTCCATCGCAGCCCGATTCATCCCCACGCGTTTGGTCGAGGGCGGCGAGCCAGAGCAGGCGCAAGAGCAGTCCGTCAACATCGCCCTCGGCTCCCTCTCCGGCTCCGACGAACCCACACTCACTGCCGTTGCTGAAATCAGTGCGGCACTCCAAAAATTCATCCTCTCGAAAGGACTCTAATTATGGCTAACTATCGCGCAGTAGCAAACGGCAACTGGTCAGCAGGAGCAACATGGGGTGGCGGGGCAGTGCCTCCCAATGGCGAAGGTCACAACATTTATTCAAATGGGTTCACGGTCACTATAGACCAAAATGTCGATGTCGCTCTCATCACCAATGCCGCACTCACCGCATCGTTCGTTGGTGGAGGGACATCAGCGGCAGCATTAGGAGGCTTTGTAGCTAATTCGAATTTTAACATTGTGGCAAACATTGGGCACAATGCGACAGGTTCAGCTCCCTCCACACTTCAAATAAATGGAACGGCAACTTTTCAAATAACTGGCAACATAAATGCAAATTCGAGCGTGGGAGCAAACAACACCGCACCTGTGACTCATTCAGGCAGCGGAACCGTTTCAATAACTGGCAATGTGAATATTGGAATTTCGAATGGCACACCTGGAATAATTAACAATTCATCGTCAGGCACAATTTCTATTTTAGGAAATGTTGAAGGCTATAATTATGGAAGTGCCTCTGCGGGTAGTATCTTAAATTCAAGCACAGGGACATGCACTGTTCAAGGAAATTTGATCGTTACAAAGTCCCAAAATGCAATACATAATTCAGGCGCAGGAATTATTAACTACTCAGGCTCTGCAACAGGAAACTCAGTTGCAGGAGGCGCTCCAATTTCAAATGTCGGAGCAGGAATCATAAATGTCACTGGAAACCTAGCAGGCGGGTCAACAACGGCTGCCCTTGTAAACACATCTGCATCAGCTACAATTACCGTATTAAATGGAATCCTTACAGCGTCCTCCGCGCAAAATGCAATATCATCAAGCGCAGGCGGATCTTTACGTCTAAATTGTAGTTTTATTTCAGCAATCAACGGGCGGCTCCCTGTATTTGCACCTGCATTTATTTTGCAAACCACTCCAATCAATGCACAAACACGTTATTCTTTAAATGGGACAGGAACATATGTTGATATGTTCACGGCCGACAACTCGACCGCATTAAACCAAGCCGCTCCAACCGATGTCCGCAACGGCGTAGCATACGGTATCGGGAACTCGCAAACCGGACGCCTCACACTCCCAGCTCGCGGATCGGTGTCGCTCTCGGTCAACTACGGGCCAAGCATGCCATTTACTGCCACTCGCAGCGGCACGACTGCCACGGCAACGCTGGCCTACAGCTACCCATTGGTAGTCGGCGACCAGATCACCGTCACCGGCGCATCAAACTCCGAGTGGAACAGCACCTACACCATCGCGTCGGTGGTGTCTGGCACATCGGTGACATTCGTTGTCCCTGCTACGCACAGCGCAACCGCAGGCACAGGCGCGACGATGCAGACAACCGGCACAGCCGCCCTCGATCCCGCTGCCGTGGCCTCGGCAGTGTGGGGAGCCGCCAGCCGCACCATCACCGGCGGGCTTGTGGATACCGCGACAACGCTCACGAATGCGCCCACGGTTCCAAATGTAGTTCAAATACGGCAGGAATTGGACGCCAACAGCGTCAAACTTGCTAATCTCGACGCCGCAGTTTCCAGTCGATCAACCCTCACCGCCGCGCAAGTCAACGCGGAAACTGACACGGCCCTTGCCGATGTCGGCCTCACAAACACCGTTACCGGGCGCATCGATGCCGCAATCTCATCGAGGCTCTCGCCTTCGGGAACGCTGGCAACCGTCACGACATTGACCAACGCACCCGCATCAGTCACACCCGCTCAAATCCGCGCCGAGATGGATGCCAATTCGACTAAGCTGGCCAACTTGGATACGACCATTTCAAGCCGCCTTGCGGGATCGGCCTACACAGCGCCAGCAAACAGCGACATTGCCGCAGTGAAAGCAAAAACGGACAATCTGCCAGCAAGCCCGGCAGCCGTCAGCGACATCCCAAGCGCGAACATCGCGGCCATCAAAACAAAAACCGACAATCTCCCTGCATCGCCAGCAGCAACCGGAGACATCCCTTCGGCCAACATCTCAGCAATCAAAGCCAAGACGGATCTGCTCAACACAGATCGCCTGGCGC